GTCATCGGTCATCGCCGCTCCTTGTCTTGCAGCGCCCACCAGAACAGGCGTAGGCCACCACTGCGCCCCAGATCACGATCACCGTGGCAAGGGTGAGTTCGGGCCAGTGCTGGGCGATGAAGGTCATGTCAGTGAGTGCCGCCCCCGTTGCCGAGGGCGGCTGGCTCATCAGTTGACGGTGCCAGGCACGCCGGTCAGCTTGACCTTGAGCGTGGTCTGCAGGTTGGCGCCCGCTTCCATCGCCACTGCAGCGGCGCCGGTAATGTCGCCGGTGGCCGGGGAAGCCGCGTTGTCGTCGAACTCGCCTGCCGATACGTCATAGGTCAGGGATTCGCCCACCGCGATGACCGCAGCGGAGACCTTGGGCACGGTGAAGACGCCCTCGATTGCCACGCTGCCGGTGGCGCCATTGGCGATATCCACCAGTGCCACGCCGATGATGTTGCCCATGACCACCACCGAGCCAGCGGTGATGTCGGCGCCAGCGGTGTATTGCACCACCTTGCCTTCGGAGTCGTAATTCGTTGCCATGATTCAGATCCTCATTCAGTGGCCCGCCCCACGTCGGGGCGGGCTGTCAGTCAGTGGTTACGCGCCGGGCTGCTTCGCCAGACCGCGCCAGTCAATGGCTTTCGCCGCGAAGTCCAGCCGTGCCTTGATCTCGACGCCATCGACCTCGAAGCCGTTGCGGGTTTCGATGTAGACGCCCTCGTTGCCTTCGAGGTAGCTGTACTCGATGGTGTCGATCTGCGAGGGATCGGCGGCGAGATACCAGGCCGTGGCGCTGGTGCCGTCGAGAACCGGATCCACAATGACCTGCAGCGAACCGGCAAACGGGTTGATGTTGGAGCCCGCTTCCGGCATGTACGCCGTGGAGGTGTACTGCTGTGCAACAGTTTCAATGGCTGCCGGCACGATCAGGTAACGCGGCTCGACGTTGATCGACTGGCCGTTGATGCCGGTTTGCTTGCGCATCAGCGCACGCATCGCGCCCAGCGTTGTCACGCTGATTGCGGCACCCGTGCCGACGAGGTTGCCGTGGTCGGCATGGAACAGATCGACACCATCCGCCATCGCGGCATTGGCGTTCAGGATGCCGTAGACCGTGGCCCGCTCCAGATCGGCAGCGGCGCGGCCGAAGCCCGGGATCACCCGCTCGAACGCGGAGAGATTGTCGTTGACGATGGCCTGGCGGGTCACGGCAACGATGGATCTGCTTGAAGTCCGGCGCGGTGGAGCGGCGGCACCAGGCAGTGTGCGTCCGCGGGCTGCCTTCGTAGGCGGCGCGCAGGGTCTTGTTGGCGACGTTGGCGAGGATCTCCGGGAAGTCGGAGGTCGTGTGCATCGCGCGCTGAGCAAGCTGCATCTTGTCCATGCCGGCAGTGCGCACGCCACTGGACTCCAGCGACTTGCGGGCCATCTCCAGCATCGACAGGCCCACGAACGGGCGGGCCTTGTCGGTCACGTTGCCTCGGCCGGTGCGGTACAGGATGTACTCTTCCATTCCCTCGCGGCGGGTTTCGGTTTCGTCGCGGCCGATCTCGATACGCGGCATCGTCGGTGCTTTGGCATCGCGCTCGGCCAGCTCGTCCAGCACTTTCGCGCGGGCGGCTTCGATGCTGGTGCCGTCCTCGATCAGGCGGATGGACAGATCGTCCAGGCCGTGCCGCTGGCACAGTTTGGTGATATCGGCCATCCGGGTGCGTTCGGCGGCAATCGCCTCGGCACGCAGCTTGTCGGTATCGATCTGGGGCACTTCAGGCTTGGCGGACTCGGCCGCCGGTTTGACGTTTTCCGTCATGGCGTTTTCCTCTGGGCGGTCGGCCCGGTTGAGGTTAGTGAACTCGCAATCCGCGGTCGGAAGCGATCGAACACCAGTGCCCGCGTCGGCGGGTACCGGGACTAGGGAGATTTCGGCGGGAGTCCAATCGACGGCGCGGATGGTGCGCGTGCCGTCCTCGGTCTCGGATACGGTTTCGTACTTGTGCACCATGTAGCCGACCGAGACGTTGCGGATGAACCAGCGTGGCGGTGCGGCGCTCGGCGCTGATGCTCTCGGGCGCAAACTGTGCCTTGCGGGTTTGCATCGGAATGGTTTGCTTGCGTGTCTTCATGCGGATTCCTCGTCAGTTTCGGGCGCCGGTTGCTGCGTGCTGCTCTTGCCGCCGCCGAAGAATTCCAGTGCCTCAAGCGCGTTGGCCTTGCGCAGCGCCTTGAAATCTTCACCCAGTTCGCGAAACACGGCCTCGGGCTGATAGCCGCGCTGCCGCAGCTTCTCGCTGATGCTGGACAGGCCGCCGCGGATCTCTTCCAGATCGGCCTTCACTTCCTTGTCGGGCTGGATGTACTGCCAGCGCGGAACGGTCCACTCGACCGCTGGATCCTGCTCCGGCACCAGACCGGCGTCGTTGGCGGCCGCGATGAATGCGCCCCAGATGCGGGTCAGCGACGGCACCAGCACTTGCCAGCGCGTCTGCTCGGCAATGCGGCGGAATTCCAGTTGCCCGACGCGCGAGGAACTGAAATTGACCTGACTCAGGTCGCCGGTCAGCATTTCGTAGGTGACGCCCCATGCGGCGGCGAGCGCATACAGGTGTGTACGGATGGTCTCGGAGTAGCCCGTGGTGACGGCGGGCGAAGCGACTGTGACGTGCTGCCCGTTGGCCGACAGGATCGCGCCCGAGCGTAGTTCGCCAAGTTCGCCAGTCTGTCCCGCGCGCGTCTGCGCCTGCGCCTGCGTTTCGGTGCCGATCGGGATCGCAAACTCCGACGCGTCACCGGAGACGATCACCGAAAACAGCGCCTCGTTCTGCTTGCGCGCCAGTTCCGCGTCTTCGAAGATCGCCAGATCGCGGGCACGCGCAATACCGGCGGCAAAACGCGTAATGCCGCGCGCCTGTCCGGGCCGCTCCATGCGGTACAGGTGGATCACGCGAGCGGCGGGAACAAAGGTGCTGCCGGTGTCGCGGAAGCTGAGCAGCCCGGTCGCATCGCCCGGATGGTGCCGGTGCAGCCAGTAGCCTTCGACGCGTCCCAGCGCATCGAACTGGACGCCTTCCACGATGTTGGTGCCGGTCTTGGTGTTGTCGATGTAATCGACCTCCAGCACCTGTAGCTGAAGCGGTACGGCCAGACCATCCTCGGGCCGGCGCGGACGCAGGCGGATCAACACCTCGCCGTCCTGCTCCATTGCCCGGTAGGCGAGCGCGGTGAGGCCGTCGAAGTCCAGCTTGCCGTCGGCATCGCATTGCCTGCTCCACTGCTCCCACAAAGCGTCGATGCGCTTGCGCAGGGTTGCGGTGCGGGCGCGGGATTCCGGCACGATGCCTTCGCCGACGACATTGGCGACGAGCCCGTCGAGCGCCTTGCGGGCATACGGATTGTTCTGCACCAGGCTGCGGGCGCGGTTGCGCAACATGCGCGAGTCGGCGGCATGATCGGCGTTCGCGCTGGCACCACCCCGGCGCGGGATCCATCCGTCCTTGGTCGAGGCGCCTTCGTAGGCGCGGGTCAGGGAACGGCGAGCGGCAATGCGCTTCAACCCGGAGACCGGCGCGAAGTAGGAGATCACGCGGTCCAGCCAGATCGACGGATCGCGCGCCATCATTCGCGCCTCAGTGCGGGCGTGATGTAATGGACCCTGCGGCCGGAACCGGATTCTGCGGCGATCTCCATTTCGAGCGCGGAGATAGCGGCGGCCAGTTCGGCGTCGGACCTGAAAGTGAGATCGCGGTCGCCGTGGCGCACGCGACTGTGGCCCGAGTAACGGGCCGCTTTCAACGCTACGAGGAGCGATGCGTTATCCGACATGCCACCTTTTTACAAGGGTGCGTGTCGAATTTCGCATACAAGACGCGACTATTTTTCCGCTTGTCTTTGCATCGCCCCCAGCACGCGGTAGACCGTTGACCGATGCACGCCCATTTCGCGGGCCAATGCGCGCACATCGCCGCGAAAGCCCTCCTGCATCTGCTCTTCGATCTCGGCTTTCTTGGTCTTTGTCCAGCGTCGGCTCGATGTGATGCAGGCGTCGTATCATTCGGTCGATCAAGTCCATTACCACTCCCGGCGGAAACCGCGTTTGCGTGTGGGTTGGGCGAGTTGCTGAAGCTGAACCGGATCCGGAAGCGACTGTTGCGCAATTTCGCGGCGGCGGTTGATCATGCTCACCAGATCAACACCGGACAGCTTCAACGCCGCGTAGGCATACACGCGGGCGTCAAGAGCCTCGTTGCGCGGGCGCGTCTTGTGCCACTCGCGCAGCGGAAAACCTTTGCGATATCGGGTAACCAGCTTTTCTGCGGTCAACTGCGCGAAGTATTCGGCGTCACGACCTGCGGGGAAGTGGCAATATCCAGGCCCCGGATCGGTTACGCCCAAGTTCCGCATGATCGTTTTCTTGGCCTCGCTGACGTACACCGTGAACAGCCGCAACTTGGCCAGCACGCCATGGGCTGCTACTCGGCGCTCCGCAGGCTTGTGCGCCACGATCCCGCTGCCTTCCGTGCTGGCACCCTTGATCGCAAGAACTCCGCGCTGTTGGCGCTGCACCAGCTCGCCGTAGGCCGCTTGCGTCGAACCGCCCGTGCCGCCGGTATCCACGCAGGCCGTTCGCACGCGCATCGTGCCGCCACCCTCACACGGCCATTCGATGTCGAGCGCATCGTCCAGGCGCTGCCAGACATCCGAGCGCAACGGGGCGCCCCAGAGAACCCGGTAAGCGACCGACCACGACTCCTCGCCAACGCCCCAGCCGACGACTTCCAACTCAAGACGATCCTGCTGCATGTCCACGCCGGCCGTCAGCAGGGCAACGCCCTCGGGCACCTTCGCGGACCACTCGTAGGCGCGGGCGGCGATCAGATCTGCGTTCGCCTGCTCGCCGACTTCCTCCCAGGTCTCGGCCAATGACACGTTGACGAAGGTCTGCAGATCATTGATTGCCTTCTTGTCGAGGAAGGACTGCACGATATCGCCCAGGCGCCGAAGCGTGCTGTAAAGCTCGCTCAGGTGATACGACGCATGGCCGCGGAACGGATGA